ATTAGAACCAAACAACTCTACGTAGGTTTATTAGATAAATTAATTTCTTTTTGTGGTAATTATAATTACAATTACAAATTTGAAGATAATAAATTCTATGGGATGCCATTTGAAGTTAATGATGGCATTTCATATGAAGGTGTCAAAGATTATATGAAATCTATTTGTTCTCATGTTCCTAGAGATTATCAAATAGAGGGAGTATACGATGCTCTAAAACATAATAGAAAATTATTGATAAGTCCCACTGCATCTGGCAAATCTTTGATGATTTACTCTCTCGTAAGATATTATGTGGAGAGAGGGCAAAAAATTCTTGTAGTTGTTCCAACGACATCTCTTGTAGAGCAGATGTACAAAGATTTTGAGGATTATAGTTGGGATGCTTCATCGTACTGTCACAAAATTTATTCTGGTAGGGAAAAAACTAATAACTCTCCAGTAACAATTACTACTTGGCAATCAATTTATAAACTTGAAAGAGGTTTCTTTGAAGACTTTGATGTTGTAATTGGCGATGAAGCTCATTTATTTAAATCTAAATCATTAATACAAATCATGACAAAGCTACATCATGCAAAGTATAGATTTGGATTTACAGGAACTTTAGATGGAACCCAAACTCATAAATGGGTCCTTGAAGGATTATTTGGTCCATCTTATAAAATTATAAGAACTTCAGAGTTGATGGAGAAAGGGCACGTATCAAAATTAGATATTAGATGTTTAGTATTAAAGCATAAACCAAGAATATTTGCAACATATGAAGATGAAGTTCAATTTATAATTTCTCATGATAAAAGGAATAATTTTATTAAAAATTTATCCCTAGATCTAAAAGGCAATACTCTTATTTTATTCTCAAGGGTTGAGACTCATGGAAAACCTTTGTATGAATTAATATATAATGCTAAAAAAGCAAATAGAAAAGTATTTTTTATTCATGGTGGTGTTGATACTGAAGAGAGAGAACTTGTTAGAGAAATAACGGAACGAGAAGAAGATGCAATCATTATTGCTTCATATGGTGTATTTTCTACAGGAATAAATATAAGAAACCTACACAATGTAATTTTTGCCTCTCCGAGTAAGTCTAGAATTCGTAATCTCCAATCTATCGGAAGAGTTCTTAGGAAGGGTAAAAATAAAACTAAAGCAATGTTATATGACATATCTGATGATTGCACATATAATTCAAGAAAAAATTATACTTTGAATCATTTAATAGAAAGAATTAAAATTTATAATGAAGAAAAGTTTAATTATGAAATAATAACAATTAACTTAAAGGAATAATTATGGAAGACGATTTTTATGCAACAGTTAAGTTAAAAAGTGGAGAAGAGATATTTTCAAAAGTAATGCCTTGCTTTGAACAAGACAAAACCTTATTACTCATAACACATCCAATTACAGTATCTGAAATTACAACTAGAAAAGGAGTAACTGGATATAAATTAGAACCCTGGTTAAAAACAACTAAGGAAGATATGTTTATTCTTGATATGGATGATGTCCTTACACTAAGCGAATCAAAGGACGTTGAAATGATTATTATGTATCAATCATGGATTAGAGAATCTACTGATTTTGATCCTAAAGATAATCCTCACGGTATTAGAAAAAAAATTAATAGAAAGATGGGATATATCTCTAATGTTAATGATGCTAAAGAGATATTAGAAAAACTCTATAAAAATAGTTAATATATAAACTTGAAAGCGCAACAATGCTATTATACCCATTTTTGGATACCTCTGTCAAGCCTTGATTCTTCTCGTATAATAGTGTTATAATTTGAACAATTAATAAAGTTATTTTATGGGTATCCAGGCAGTGCCTAAAAGAAAGAGATCAATTCACTACGTTAATAACAAGGAATTTCTTTTAGCTTTGATTGAGTATAGAAAGCAGTTGAGTGCAGCTCAAGAGCGTGGAGATCCTAAACCACAAATTACAAATTATTTGGGAGAGTGCTTTTTAAAAATAGCAACTCATCTATCATTTAAACCTAATTTTGTCAATTACATCTTTAAAGATGATATGATTTCTGATGGCATAGAAAATTGTGTGATGTACATTCATAATTTTGATCCAGAGAAATCTCAAAATCCCTTTGCTTATTTTACTCAGATTATACACTATGCTTTTTTGCGTAGAATTCAAAAAGAGAAAAAGCAATTAGAAATTAAAAATAAAATTTTGGAAAGGACTGGATTTGATGAAGTCTTTTTTGATGATAACCTCATTGACGGTATGAATTATTCTGACTATAATTCCATTAAGGATAATATTCATTCCAAATCTAGATATTGATGAAAGTAGCAATTATTACAGACCAACATTTTGGTGCTCGTAAAAACTCTAAACTTTTTCATGATTATTTTTTAAAATTTTATAATGATATCTTTTTCCCAACCCTAATCAAAAATGGTATTAAAACCGTTGTAGATATGGGAGATACTTTTGATAGTAGAAAGGGAATTGATTTTGCTGCTCTTGCATGGGCAAAAGATAATTATTACGACAATTTAGAAAAAATTGGAGTTACTGTTCATACAATAGTTGGTAATCATACAGCATATTACAAGAATACTAATGAGATTAATGCTGTAGATCTTCTTTTAAGAGAATATGAAAACGTAAAGGTATATTCCAAACCAACAGAAGTACAACTTGATAAACTCAAAGTTCTTTTTATTCCTTGGATTAATGAAGGAAATTTTGAGGAAACATTTAAAACAGTAAAATCTACGAATTGTACATGTGCTATGGGGCATCTTGAACTTTCTGGATTTCCACCATACCGTGGTTTTACTATGCAAGAAGGTATGGATTCTAAGTTGTTTGATAAATTTGAATTAGTTTTTTCTGGACATTACCACACTCGCTCTGATAATGGTAAGGTTTTTTACTTGGGTAATCCATACGAAATATACTCTAATGATATTGGAGATACTCGTGGATTTCATATTTTTGACACAGAAACTCGTTCTTTACAGTCAGTAAATAATCCTTATACGATGCATGAAACAATTTATTATGATGATAATAATTATCAAACATTTGATGTAAGAAATTATGAAAATAAAATTGTAAAATTGATAGTCAAGAAAAAGACAGATGAAAAAAAATTTGAAAAATTTATTGACAAACTTTATCTAACAAATATTGCAGAATTAAAAATTGTAGAATCTTTCGCAGACTCGACAACTTTAAATGAAGAATATGATTTAGAATCGGAAGATACAGTATCTATTTTAAATAAGTATGTTGATGATTTTGAAGACTCAATAAATAAAGCATCTGTAAAAAGAATCATTCAACAAGTATATAAACAAGCTTGTGAGTTAATCTAACATGTACATTCTTACTTTAGAAGGTAGAGAAGAGCAAGGTGCTTATTCTGTAACCAACCAAAAAGGTCAACAAATTCTTTACCTCTTTGAAGAAGAAGACGATGCTGTAAGATTTGCAATGATGTTAGAAGAAGATGATTATCCATCACTAGTAGTGATTGAAATAGATGATGATTTAATTATAAAAACATGCGAAATTAATCGCTATGAATATGCAATTATTACTGCAAATGACATTGTAATTCCTCCAGAACAAAATGATATTATTTGAAAAAATTCGCTATAAAAACTTTTTAAGCACTGGTAATCAATTTACTGAAATTGACCTAGCAAAGTCACCCACCACTTTAATTATTGGTAACAATGGATCTGGAAAAAGTACGATCCTTGATGCCTTGACTTTTTCTTTGTTTGGAAAATCTTTTAGGGGCGTTAACAAACCACAATTAATTAATTCTGTAAATGAAAAAGATTGTTTGGTTGAAATTGAATTTAAAATAGGAACTAATGCTTGGAAGATTGTTAGGGGTCTTAAACCTACGATTTTTGAAATTTATAAAAATGGCGAACTTTTAAATCAAGAAGCTGCTAGTAAAGACCAGCAAACTTGGTTGGAAAGTATTGTTCTAAAAATGAACTACAAGTCTTTTACTCAAATTGTTATTTTGGGTAGTAGCAATTTTGTTCCTTTTATGCAGTTGGCAGCAGCAACTAGAAGAGAAGTCATTGAAGACCTTTTGGATATTAAAATCTTTTCATCAATGAATTCTGTCTTAAAGGATAGAGTTAAAACGTGTAGAGATGAAATTAAAAATTTGGAATATAAAAGAGAATCTATTCAAGATAAACTTAACATGCAAAAAAGTTTTATCGAACAGATTGAAAATATTGGAAAGAAAGATATTGAAAATAAAAATAATGTAATTAAAAATATAAGAGAAGAAAATGAAAAATTGCTGACTGACTCTCTTACTTTAGAAGATTCTTTAGTTAAAAAACAAGAGCAATTAGTTGAATTTTCTGGTGCAAATGATAAGTTGCGTAAACTTGGCAATTTAAAGGGAAAGTTATCTCAAAAAATCACAACTGTAATAGAAGACCACAAGTTCTTTACTAGTAATACGGTTTGCCCAACTTGTACTCAATCTATTGAAGAGGATTTTAGGATAAATAAAATTAGTGACGCCCAAAATAGAGCAAAAGAGTTGCAGTCTGGTTACAAAGAACTAGAGGAGGCAATTAAAGAGGAGGAAGATCGAGAGCGTCACTTTACTTCACTATCTAAAGAGGTAACTAACCTAACGCATGAAATTTCTCAAATCAATACTAAGATCTCTGGATACCAAAGACAAATCGGGGACCTTGAACAGGAAATTCAAACTATTACCAATCAACTTAAAAACAGAAATACTGAACACGAAAAATTAAAAGAGTTAGAAGACCAATATGAAGAATTGTGTAAAGAGACCGATTCTAAAAAAGATCTTTTAATTAATTATAATTTTGTATCAGAGTTATTAAAGGATGGTGGAGTAAAAACTCAAATTATTAAAAAGTACTTGCCAGTAATTAATACACAGGTAAATAAGTACTTACAGATGATGGAGTTTTTTATTAACTTTAAACTTGACGAAGAATTTAATGAGTCCATTGAATCTCCGATTCATGATGACTTTTCATATACTTCTTTTAGTGAAGGTGAAAGAATGAGAATTGATTTGGCTTTACTTTTTACTTGGATAGAAATTGCAAAAATTAAAAATTCTTTGAATTGCAATTTAATTATATTTGATGAGACTTTTGATTCTTCTTTGGATACATTTGGCACAGATGAATTTATGAAAATTATTCGTTATGTTATTAAAGATGCGAATACTTTTGTAATCTCTCACAAAGAAGGTATGAGGGATAAATTTTCTGAAGTCTTAAAATTTGAAAAAATTAAAGGATTTAGTAAAGTATCATTATGAAAGTTTTAATTACTGGGCATAGGGGATTTATAGGAAGGAATGTGTTTGCTGATTGGCAAACTACTCATAATCATTTAGTTGTGGGAATGGATTTTCCATATGATATTGAGAATTTTGTTGAAGATAATTATGATTTAGTCATTCATCTTGCAGCGTTTGCAAATATCAGAGAGAGTCTAGAAAATCCACAAAAGTTTTATGAGAATAATGTAGTAAAATCTAAAAAACTTTTTGACTGGTGTAGAGAAACAAATACTAGACTTTTATATGCGTCTTCAAGTGCAGTAGAAGAAGATTATTGGGAGAATCCTTATGCGATGACAAAATGGATTAATGAACAAATGGCACCTCCAAATTCAGTTGGGATGAGGTTTACTACAGTTTATGGTCCAGATAGTCGTTCTGATATGATGTATAGAATGCTTGAAGATAAAACTGCAACCTATGTTACCAATCATAAACGAGATTGGATTCATGTTAAAGATGTTTGTCGAGCAATTCGTTATCTTGTCAGTAGTTCTATCTGTGGTCCAGTTCCTGTTGGGTCTGGTAAATCTGTTTATGTTAAAGACTTGGCAGAAAAAATGGGAATGGGTCACCTACCAGTTAGAGAACTGACCCCAGGGGAAAGACAAGACAACGTGGCAGATACTACAATCCTAACTAGTATTGGATGGTTCCCAACCATTAACGTTCTGGATACAATCAATGAACACCCCCAATTGGCAACACCACTCTAAAAAGGAGCAGAAGCGGAAACTAAAACCGCAAGCACTCCGACAAGCAAAGGCACGTCGTCAAGCACTTAAAAAGCGTCTCAATCGAGACGCTTCTTCTTTTTTCATAAATATTTAAAAAAAATTATGGCAAAAGACGAAACTGAAATTGGTATTACTGGATTACCAATTCCTAAAAAGAAAAGATCTCCAGCAAAGCAACATGAGTTTGAAAAGAAGAGAAGGCAAAATTTAGGACCAAACGTTGGGGGAAGACCAATTAGATCTGATGTAACCCCAAATTATAATCCGCGCCAAAGAACATTTGAACAATTTATGGAAGAAGTTAATAAAAAATTCCAAGACAGTTGACCAATTTTTGAACTGTCCACCACCCTCTTTTGCCAGAGGGATTTTTTTGTATACTTGATTGAGTTCAAACGAATCTAATGTCTGTTCGCCACGAAATCAAGTCCCAACTCGCCAAGCTGCTTGCTACCGAAGACCTTGTGGTTGAGCACAAGAAGGTGGAGACTGCTTGCTTTAATGTTCATACTCGTGTCCTGACTCTGCCGATGTGGGAGAAGGCAAGCAACACCGTGTATGACCTTCTGGTGGGTCACGAAGTTGGTCACGCTCTCTATACACCTGATGAAGACTGGTTGAAGGAGCATAAGATTCCCCCACAGTTTGTGAATGTAGTAGAGGATGCTCGTATTGAGAAACTGATGAAGCGTCGTTATGCTGGTCTCGCCAAGACCTTCTATAACGGTTACAAGGAACTTGCCGATGATGATTTCTTCCAGATTGGTGATGATAAACTGGAAACTTATAATCTTGCCGATCGCGCAAATCTTTATTTCAAGATTGGTAACTACACAGATATTCCCATTGAGCGTGGTGAAGAGACTGAAATTATCAATCTGATTGCCGACACTGAAACCTTTGCTGATGTGCTCGTGGCAGCAGAGGAACTCTATAAGTATTGTAAACACAAGCAACAGGAAGAAACCAAGATTTCTTTGGATAATCTTGAGTCCCAGCAGAGTGGTGCTAACAATCAACCTGCTTCCGACTTTACTGACCAGCAGGAAGGTGAGAATGACCAACCAGAGTCTGATGGTTCTGGAGGTGCTAATTCTCAAGAAAAGTCTCAACAAAGAGAACAAACTATCAAATCCCCTATTGGTGCGGAGAATATTGAAGAACCAGAAGTTAAGACTATGGATTCTCTTGAGGAAGCTCTTAAGGATCTTGTAGATAACTCTTGTTTTGAAAACGTTTATCTAGAATTGCCCGAACTAGATCTTGGTAAAATTATTGTTCCAAATTCCGAAATTCATTCTAAATGTAGTGAGAGTTGGAATGAGTTTCTTGAAAATCACAACTTCTCTAAAGAACATATTTTTGGTGAAGTGGACAAGCGATATCAAGAATTTAAAAAATCAGCACAAAAAGAAGTTACATATCTTGTTAAAGAGTTTGAATGTCGTAAAGCAGCTGACTCTTATTCTCGATCGACAGTTGCTCGTACTGGTGTTTTGGACTGTTCTAAACTTCATACCTATAAGCATAATGAAGATCTTTTTAAAAAAGTAACTACTCTTGCTGAAGGAAAAAATCATGGATTGGTGTTTATTTTAGACTGGTCTGGATCAATGTCTGATGTAATTGTCGATACTATTAAACAGTTGTTTAATCTGATTTGGTTCTGTAAAAAAGTCTCAATTCCTTTTGAAGTATACGCATTCACTACCGATTATCCTTTGGTCAAATATAGTTCAGATGGAAAGGCAGATCTTCGTATGCTATCTTATAAAAAAAGAGATGGACTCATTCAAGTTGTAGAATGGTTTTCTTTGATGAATATGTTGACTAGTAAAACAAATTCAAAAATTCTGGAAGAACAAATGAAAAATATTTTCCGAATTGCTCATTCATTTGATCGCCATTTTTATTGTCAATATAGTGTTCCTTCTGGTCTTAGTCTTTCGGGAACGCCATTAAATGAATCTCTAATCGCTTTGCATCAAATTCTTCCAAAATTTCAAAAAGATAATAAACTCCAAAAAGTTCAATGTGTTATTCTTACTGATGGTGAAGCTTGTAATGTTACCTATCACCGCGAAGTTAAGCGTCATTGGGAATCTGAACCATATTTGGGAACATCCCATATTGGAGCAAATGCTTACCTAAGAGATCGTAAAACTGGGAATACATATGCGTTCGATGGTAATCATCATACGATTACTGAAATTCTTCTTCAAAATCTTAGGGACAAATTCTCAAACATCAACTTTATTGGAATTCGTGTCCTTGAACCTAGGGATGCTGGTAATTTTATTCGTCGCTATTATGGTTGGTATGGAGAAGAATTGGATAAAATGATGAGCGTTTGGAAAAAAGAAAAAACAATTTCTATTAAAAAATCTTCCTACAATACTTATTTTGGATTGTCTGCAACTGCTCTTGCCCAAGATAGTGAGTTTGACATTGCGGAATGTGCTACTAAATCACAAATTAAATCCGCTTTTGTTAAAAGTCTTAGGGGTAAAAAAATGAATAAAAAAATCCTTAATGAATTTATTGAGTTGGTAGCAAAATGAATTTGCAACACATAGTTAAAGAAGAAACTAAAGAAGTATTCATTTTATGTGATAGTGTAATCACAGCAATGGGAGTGGAGTCCTGGGTAAAAAAGTATTACCCAGGATATACCGCTAAAATAATATCTAAAAAATTCTTTGAGCAGATGGGACAATCTTAGAACCGTCCACTGGTAACTCCATCTTCCTCAAAGTCAGTGTACAATTACTATGTTGAAACAAACCACCCAACTACATCATGTCTCGCAAATCTTCTGTGAACGACGAAGCCCTTTTTGATAGCATCAAAGAACTTTATGGTTCTGAAATTACTTCTGGCGATCTTAGGGGTTTCTGTGCTTCTCATGGTCTGAATTATCAGACAGTGACTCGTCGCCTTGAGCAATTTAAAACTTCTCGTGGGCGTTGGAATCTTGAGGTAACCCAAGAGCGAGTCAATGAAATTGAACGTACATTCCAGTCTCCCTCTGCTCTTCCTTCCATCGAACAAAATCTTATTCCTGACAAAGATGATACCTTCGTCCAGTTTGGTAATTTTAAAGATGTTAAACGTATTATTCAGTCCTGTTTGTTTTATCCAACGTTCATTACGGGTCTTTCGGGTAATGGTAAAACGTTCAGTGTGGAACAAGCTTGTGCTCAACTAAAGCGTGAGATGATTCGTGTCAACATCACGATTGAGACTGATGAGGATGATTTGATTGGTGGTTTCCGTCTGGTGAATGGTGAGACCGTTTGGCACAATGGTCCTGTTGTGGAAGCTCTGGAACGTGGTGCAATTCTGCTTCTGGATGAGATTGACCTTGCCTCCAATAAAATCCTCTGCCTTCAGTCTGTTCTGGAAGGCAAGGGTGTCTTCCTTAAGAAAATTGGTAAGTATGTCAAACCCGCTGCGGGTTTCAACGTTGTTGCTACCGCTAACACCAAAGGTAAGGGTAGTGATGATGGTCGCTTCATCGGCACTAACGTTCTCAACGAAGCATTCCTTGAGCGTTTCCCTGTGACCTTTGAGCAGTCCTATCCTGCTCCTGCTACTGAACAGAAGATTCTGGAAGGCATTGCTCTGGACCTTGGCGTGGAAGACCGCGACTTCTGTAAGCGCCTGGTTGACTGGGCAGACATCATTCGCAAGACCTTCTACGATGGTGGTATTGATGAAATCATTAGCACCCGCCGTCTTGTCCATATCATTCGTGCTTATAGCATCTTCCAAGACAAGGCAAAGGCAATCCAAGTGTGTGTGAATCGTTTTGATGACGAAACCAAACAGTCCTTCCTGGAACTGTATGATAAAGTGGATGCTGACTTCCAAATGCCTTCTACTGGTCCTGAACTGACTGCAGAATACATTGACCAACCCACCCCATTCTGATATAATTGGGGGAGGTAAATTATGACCCTCCCCTTTATTATGGACGAACATCCTTATTCAGAAAACGATTTTAATTTAATGTCTAACTTATCAAATCAAGATTTTTGGGTTGAAGATGGAATTAGTTTAACAGGTAATCCCAATCCTTCACCAGACATGATTGTTCTTGGATCTAGACTCCCTGGTGGTATGGGTGATGACCACCTTACTTTGAATTCACCTTACACTTTTAATCTTAATATGAGTGAAACTAAAAATCATCTTTGGAAATACAATGAAGATAAAATCCTCAAAGATATTGAGGATTATGTGACTAGCACTTATGGTAGTCATTACTGTGGGCACAATCAAGATCACAAAGACATTCAAACTATTGATTTGATGGCAGCTAAGGATCTTGCTCCTGGTTTTTGTCAAGCAAATATTCTTAAATATGGCAGTCGTTATGGTGACAAAGATGGTCGCAACAAACGTGACCTGATGAAAGTCATTCACTATGCCATGCTACTCCTTCACTTTGATGGGCATTATTCTCGCAAAGACAATGGTCTTTCCGAATTTCGATGATTATGAATTTGAACTCCCAAACTATGAAACTTTCTGATAAAACTCTGAATCTTCTAAAGAACTTTTCTAACATTAATCAATCTATTCTTTTTAAACAAGGTAGTAAGCTTCGCACCATTAGTGTTATGAAGAACATTCTTGCAGAAGCAGACATCACCGAAGAGATCCCTAAAGACTTTGGAATTTACGATCTCAATCAATTTTTGAATGGATTGGATCTACATAAAGATCCTGCACTTGACTTTACTCATGATAGTTATGTTGTAATTCGTGAGGGTAAAACTCGTTCAAATTACTTTTTTGCTGATCCAAACGTAATTATTACTCCTCCAGAAAAAGAACTTATTCTTCCTTCTGAAGACGTATCGTTTAGCATTACTTCCGATCAACTGACTCGTCTTATTAAAGCTGCTAATATCTTCCAACTTCCTGATTTGTCTGTTATCGGTGAAGCAGGTGTTGTTAAGATTGTGGTCCGCGATAAAAAGAATGATACCTCTAATGACTTCCAAGTTATTGTGGGTGAGACTGAACTTAACTTCTGCTTTAATTTTAAAGTAGAAAATATTAAGATTATTCCTGGAACATATCAGGTCAGCATCTCAAGTAAACTTTTGTCACGTTTTGACAGTAAGGATTATGACCTGAAGTATTATATTGCTCTGGAACCTGATTCAACATTTGGATGAACATTTTTGTAACCTCTCCTTGGCCTGCTGAAAGTGCTGTCTGTCTCCCTGATAAACACGTTGTCAAAATGCCATTAGAGTGCTGTCAGATGCTCTCTATCGTGGCATCTGACAAATGGGGACATGGATACGGAACTCTTCCAAAGTCTGATGGAACGCCATACAAGACAGAGAAGGGAGCATTCCGTAATCATCCATGTACAAAGTGGGCAATGGAATCAATCCACAATGCCTACTGGTTAATTAAGTGGGGACTTAACTTGTCAGATGAGTACGCCCTTCGCTATAATAAGATTCACTCTTGTTATAAAACACTTGTGGATGCTTATTATCTTTTTCCTAAAGGAAAGATTACTGAAGTAACACCGTTTGCGAGAGCGATGCCTGATGAGTATAAACTTGACACAAGCATTGACACTTTTACTGCTTACAAGATGTATATCGCATCCAAATCTTGGGTTGCATCTAATTATCTTCGTATGCCAGAACGAAAACCTGATTGGGTATAAAAAATTATGAGTCGTGATGAATTTTTGTGGGTTGAGAAATATCGCCCCAAAACAATTGAAGATTGTATTCTCCCTGAGAATATTAAGAAAACATTTACAGACTTTCTAAATAAAGGCGAAGTGCCAAACTTGCTTCTTGCTGGTCCTGCTGGATGTGGCAAGACAACGGTGGCAAAAGCACTCTGTAATGAATTGGGAGTAGATGTTTATGTCATTAACGGATCCGACGAAGGTAGATTCCTCGATACTGTCCGAAACAATGCGAAGAACTTCGCTTCGACCGTCTCACTTTCGTCAACTGCTAAACACAAAGTCATCATCATTGATGAGGCAGATAACACAACAAACGACGTACAACTCCTCCTACGTGCTTCTATTGAGGAGTTTGCTAACAACTGTAGATTCATCTTTACCTGTAATTACAAGAACAAAATCATTGAACCACTCCATTCTCGATGTGCAGTCGTCGAATTTGGAATTAAGTCAAAGGAAAAACCAAAACTTGCTGCAGCATTTTTTACTCGCCTTCAAGACATCCTTCAAAAAGAGTCAATTCAATATGACCAAAAAGTACTGATTGAATTGGTTAATAAGCATTTTCCAGATTGGAGGCGAGTACTTAATGAGTGCCAACGTTATGCTGTTGGTGGAAAAATTGATACAGGAATCCTGGCATCATTCTCTGATACTAATGTAAATGAACTTATTAAAAATCTCAAAACTAAAAACTTTACTGAAGTCCGAAAGTGGGTGGTCGGGAACTTGGATAACGATGCTTCAAGTTTACTTCGTAGGATTTATGACTCCTCTCTTGATGATCTTTCACCCCAATCTATTCCTGCTGCCGTTCTTATTGTTGCTAAGTACCAATACCAATGTGCATTCGTGGCTGACCAAGAAATAAATCTTCTTGCTGCTCTTACTGAAATTATGGTGGAGTGTGAGTTTAAATGAAAAACAAAAAACTCAAAGAACTTATTCAAAAACCTTTAAGGTTTCATCATCAAGATATTCATGAGGAACTTGATGAACTCAAAAAACAACATCAAGTTAAATCCAAGTGGTACTATATCTTTTGGGGTTCTATGGCAATCGCTGTTGTTACTGGACAAGTATATATTGGTTTAGGATACAAAGAAATGGCAAATGCCTTTAAATCAATTCAAATTCATGTAGGATGTTCACAATGAATGTAAAACTTATTAGACTGAATACTGGAGAAGACGTTATTGCTGATCTAATCAGTGAGACTGAAAATTCTCTTGTTTTATCAAATCCAATTGTTGCGGTTCCTTCTGGAAGAGGTGAACTTGGGTTTGCACCTTGGTCTCCTCTTCTTAGTAAAGAAGTGAAAGAGATTACAATTAATAAACACTATGTTGTTTATGTATCTGAGACTCAAGATCAAATTGTAGAACAATATAATCAAATTTTTAGTCCAATCATCACACCTAGCAAACAACTATCCCTTTGATTTTTATTTTTTATTATGATTAACATTGAACGTATTAACCTTGAAGAGTTTTTTGGTTGCGTTAAAGCAACTAACACAACTCAAATGAAATCTAATGCATTTAAAACTCTCCGCACTTGGTTGCAAGAAAAGTCTTTTGCAAAGTGGAGTGATGGTCAACTTGAATATGTTGGTGATTTTAAAGATGGAGTTGATTTTGTCTCCGCTGATGAAGTTAACTATGAGATGAAAGGTAAACTTAAAATGTTTAATAAAAATGGATCTACTGGTGTTGTCGATCTTAAGAATTTTCGTGGGGAAACAAAAGTAGTAGAAAAAACTTTTGATTATATGCTCCTTGTAGATACTGATTCTATGACACTTGGAGTTACTGATTGGGAAACTGTTAATAAGCGCGTTTACTTCACTCCCAAATCTCCAGTTGCAAAATTTAAACTTCTTCCTGGTGATTTTACTATTCTTGCTTCAAATGTAAAACCAGCAGAAAAAAAAATTACTTCTGCACAGATTCTTGAAAATCTTCAGGAGATCCTTTGATGAAATCTCTTAAAACTCCCCTTCGTTATCCTGGTGGTAAGTCTCGTGCTTGTGAGAAGATGGGACCATACTTTCCAGATCTTCGTAACTATAATGAGTTCCGAGAACCATTCCTTGGTGGTGGAAGTGTTGCGATTTATATCACAAAAAAATATCCTAACCTAGATATTTGGGTAAATGATTTATATGAACCATTGGTAAACTTCTGGCAACAACTTCAGATGTTTGGTAATGATTTAAAAAATGAGTTAGTTGATTGTAAATTAGCGTATAATACTCCTGAACTTGCTAAAGAACTTTTCCTAAAGTCAAAGGAGCATGTAAATGACAAAAATATGCCCAGTTTTGATCGTGCTGTGGCTTTTTATGTTGTTAATAAGTGTAGCTTCAGTGGTCTCACAGAGAGTTCATCATTTTCAGAACAAGCATCGAACTCCAACTTCTCTATGCGCGGGATCGAAAAACTGCCTGCGTATTCTGCTTTAATTAAAAATTGGCGTATAACTAATTATTCCTACGACTATCTGATGGATGGAAACAAGAGTGCTTTTATGTATCTCGATCCTCCTTACGATATTAAGGACAACCTCTATGGGCGTAAGGGATCAATGCACAAAGGATTTGATCACGATAAGTTTGCTGCTGATTGCGATACTAACGATATGGATCAGTTAATCAGTTATAACTCCGATCAACTTGTAAAAGACCGATTTAAGGACTGGAACGCTGCTGAGTTTGATTTGACTTATACAATGCGTTCTGTTGGTGAATATATGCGTGAGCAAAAACAACGTAAAGAACTATTGCTTTTTAATTATGAAATGTCAAGTAACATTGTATAAGGCAGGAACTGTATTTAAGGAAGAAGTGATTGCAAAGGATTATCAAGATGCCCGACAAGTTGCTCTCGCTCGTAATCCTGGCGCAAAAGTTGTTGGAGTAACTGCTGTTTTTTGATAGGAGAATTATCTTGCTTACCTACGAATATAAATTCACACCACATATTAATCCAGGTATACTTGAGTTTCAATTATACAAATATCATATTGATTTACTTTGGTCTTATATCAAAAAGTCTACTGTTAATGATGGGTGGATACTTGATAAAGATAATAACGTTGTTGAAAGGGGACCTTATCAACAATGGGCTTTGTATGATACAACTAAACTTTTTGAGTCTGAAGTTTTAATTCCAGCAGTTAATTCTTATATTAGTCGTTGGGGATATCCAATGAGTTGTAAAACAACTCATTATCCAATTCCTTGCCTTAATCGCTTTTGGACCAGAATTTCAAGAGCAGGAGAATATCAACCAATACATAATCACCAATCTATTTGGAGCTTTATTATTTGGATGAAGATACCTTTTGAATATCAGGATGAGCAAACTGAAGAACTTGCAGAATTATATCCAGAATCTGGAAATATGACTATTTGTTATCTTGATTCTGTTGGAAGAATTCAAAAAAAACCCTATAGATTGGGTAAGAATTATGAAGGAACTATGATTTTATTCCCTGGAGAATTCAATCATATTGTTTATCCATATCATACTAGTGACGAATATCGAATTAGTATAGCTGGAGATGTTGCAATTGATAGTATGCAACACTTAGAACCATTACCCACAAATACTTTTAATGATTTTAAGTATGGAAATTTCTATAATGCTGAAAACAATAATGAAGTAAATTAATGGAATTAAAAGATTGGTTAAATTCAATTAATCACACAAAAGATAATCTAGTATCTGATGATCCAACTTTAATTAAAAGTTATCCACCTTATATTATTAATAGGTGTCTATCATCTCATATTGACGCAATTTTTTTTGCAAATGAAATGAATAAAAGTCATTTTCTAGACAAGGAACTGCAATATTCTTTTTATCTAAATAGTTTGAGGAAAAAGAAGAGATTCTCTCCTTGGCTCCGAAAAGATAAAGTTAACGACCTTGATATTGTAAAACAATACTATAGTTATAGTAATGATAAAGCAATGCAAGCACTGAAAATTTTATCTAGAGAACAACTCGATTTTATTAAACAAAGACTTGATACTGGTGGAAAGAACAAATGACTAATAATACTATTGAACCTCAGGTTAATTGGACACCCAATATGATGGTGGAAGTTATTCTTAATGAACCTGACGACTTCCTTAAAGTTCGTGAAACTTTAACTCGCATCGGAGTTGCATCGCGCAAGGAGAAAAAACTCTATCAATCTTGCCATATTCTACATAAGCAAGGTAGATATTATATTACCCACTTTAAAGAATTGTTTGCTTTAGATGGCAAACACGCAAATCTTACTGTCAATGATATTCAAAGAAGGAATAGAATTGCAAGACTTCTTTCGGATTGGGGTCTGATTAGTGTTGTGAATGGAGACTCTATTAGTGACATTGCACCACTTAATCAAATTAAAGTTCTCTCTTATAAAGATAAAGGAGACTGGATTCTAGAACAAAAATATAATATTGGGTCTAAGAAGAAACCATCTGACGATGAGTAATAGAAACCGTATAAAAAAGTGAGGGGTTTACTACCCCTCTTTTTTTGTAATCTTGTATAATTAGTAATGGGTGCCGAAAGGGTCCACAAAATACAAACTCGCTTTTAAAGGAGCTACCATAATGACTAACCTTGTAACCTCACGGTTTACATCTGCGGATTTGCCTGCCTTGATGGACAGGATTACCCGCAATAGCATTGGAATGGATGAATATTTTGATCGTCTATTTAATCTTCATGAAACTACATCTAATTATCCACCATACAATCTTGTTCAGGTAAGCAATGTGGAATCACGCCTAGAACTTGCACTTGCTGGATTTAAAAAGGAGGAAGTTCATGTATACACGGAGTATGGAAAACTTTTTGTCGAAGGGCAAAAGGAGGACAGAGAGACTGATACCCATTACCTCCATAAGGGATTGGCTCAACGATCTTTCAAAAGAGCGTGGACAATCGCTGATGACACTGAAGTACGAGAGGTTGCCTTTGATAATGGATTGTTGACTATTGTTCTTGGTAAAGTAGTTCCAGATCATCATGCTCGTAGAGATTATCTCTAAATAAAATAAAAACAATGAAAACATTCCGCCAATTTATTACTGAAATTAAAACCATAGGTTTTAAAATGGCAAAACCCCATAAAGTTTATAGTAAAAATAGAGTGACAAACATTGGTGCTGGCAGAGCAGTTCCAAAAAGATCTGCATCAAGTGCTGGGGGTGATGGTGGTGATGGTGGC